GTCCATTCATCCCCATTGGCTCCTCGCCATTTCTGGATAAATCCACAAAACGTGGAAGGTTTTTTGGAGCAGGTGCTCCTTTGAATAGGAGTACCTGCCTCTCTTTCGAGATAGTTCAGAAGAACTTCTCACGACTATTGTAGAGGGACAAACCACTTACGTGGACATCCAACTATAAGATAGTCTTTACCAATTCCATAATCGGCATCAGAACTACCCTAGAAGGGTCCTCTAAAATTAGAAGGATTACTTCTTCGGAGGAACGTTAACGACCAGTTCACGGTTACCATCTTCAGAGGTGACGACTGTAAAGGTCCAATCTTTCTCGAAGATAGGCTTACCAAAGAAACCTTCCTTTTCTTGAAGGTACCTAGAAAACAGGGATAAATCCCGTTTAAAGGACTCTTGAAGAAGCAGGATAGGCAACTGGGCCGCTGAGAACGTTCTTTTCTGAACCTGGGTTTGTTTGGCTTTCATATTATTGTTCCTTTTGTTTATAAAGGGAAATGATTTTATGGGTCACACGAGCATCACGGTACTTTTCCAATGAGACGTACTTGAGTTCTTTAGTTCCTCTCTTCTTAGGGAGGGAATTCAAGTTCTCTGGAATTATACCATCAGGATATACCGATTTAGAACCAGTAACACCCTCTGGTGGATCCTCCCAAGCGTACCATTCTATTGGAAACGTCTGGTGAGAGGCTAGAGCCCGAAGGGCATCCAAATGAAGGTCACTCAAGTCAGTGATCACCATGAATTCGTTAAAAGACTGTCGATTGTCATCCGTGTATCCTTTCCGTTCTTTGGTGTTTAACCAAGAATAGGCGATAGCACGGCCCAAACGGGTCTCTTTTACGATTTGACGATTTAACCAGAATCCCTTACAAGTAGCTTCCAGAATTGATAATTTCCCTGAAGGAATCCGTAATTCTTTTGGATATCCTTTGAGGTATAATGCACCAATTCCTTCGCAAAGATCCCTTGATGAAATCGATTTAGAAACGGAGATTTCTCCCCCAAAGTTCTCTATATGGTCCTTATACCTTTTAAGGATTTGAGTAGAGTCTGGTTCATCACACGAAATTACCACATCGTCACCACAAATGCAGAAATCAGCGTTGTATCTTGCTGTTACTGCTTTTAGAATGACATAGTGTGCAAGTTCGAACATGGGGAAAGATAGAAACAAGCCCATGGGTTGCCCATTACTATACTTGATATTTCCAAAACCTATCCTTTTTGTTTCAGGTAGAAATTCTTCAAACCTAAACTTACAAGGTAGGGAGAGGAAATCAAAATATGATCGTGGAACACCCATACGGACTAGTAGTTGGATTTGGAGGTCTCTTGAAAGTTTATCTGTGGCATTGGAAAGGTCTATAGAAAGCATAAAACGACCCTTTTCCTGTTGGTCGATTATGAATTCTGACATTTTCCTTTGGTCCCCAGATGCTACTTCCCGACAATTCCAAAGCCATTTACGTAACCAATCAGCAAGACGTTTAGTCTTCAGTTGTAAAGCGTAATGGCCTACTAACACAGTTCTATACTTACCTTTGTCCTCAACCGTGGTTAAGGTTCCTAAGATTCTAGGGTCATTGTTCATGTCCGCAAATAGGAAACGGATCTCGGCAGGAAAGTCGAAATCCTTTAACCCATATGGACCTGGATGAGTTTGACCGCTGTCTTCAGCGTATGACTTAGTAGTGTTAATCGCGACTTCGGATTCCAATACAATTGAAGGAACCCTAGGAAGGTCAACATAACTGGTCAAGAGCCTGACATAATCGGGTTTAACCTTAATATACGGTACAGATGTGATGGAATCTAACGATTTCTTCCCTAGGGTCAAAAGCCGATAGGATTTCAGTAATGTTAGCACCAATCGAACCTTATTGGGTTCACGTAAATGGTCAACTAAGTAACTGAAAATCCTTAGTCGTGGAACGCTATATCCTTTGTAAATGGTTTTAGAAAACCATGGTGAATGATAGGAATGGTTGCCACCTAAAATTTGAATTGCCCATATTAAAAGCAATTTCAACCTAGATGCTGTCCATTCATCCCCATTGGCTCTTCGCCATTTCTGGATAAATCCACAAAACGTGGAAGG